AGCATTCGTCGGTACGGACATCTGTTCAACGTGACGCCTTGTACAAAGCCGTGAAAGAGACCGCCCGAGTCATTGACACGGAGACAGGCGAAGTGACAGAGGACTTGCGTGGCCTTGTGGACACGATTGAAAAGACCTTCCGCTTCGAGCCACGCTGGACAGAGATTCAAGCCTTAGGGATTGACCCTGACGAGTTCTGTACCACAAAGCGTGAACCAAAGATAACAACCACCAAACTCAACGAAACAGAAACAGGAGAAGCGTTCTAATGAAACACCAAGTATTCGAAGCCGAACCAATCACGTACATCGATGGACGTGTCAAATGGATTGTGAGTGATGACCGTTGGGATATCAACGACATCACTTGCGCTAACAAAGAGCACGCCGTACGCGTAGCCGCAGCGTTGAACGCAATGGTCAAACACGGGTTGTCACAGCAACACGCCGAACTGATCGCTCGCGAACTGCGTACACGAAAGGTTGGTGCGTGATGGGTCTCGACAACTTCCCTCACTCGTACCCGTGCCGTACTCAGGACACAGCCGTCATGGTGTACCGCTTGGACCGAAACGGTGACAAGATCAAAGACGAGAACGGTGTCTTTGACAAACAGATTGACTGTAAGGCAACTCAAGCGGCGGGCGGCTGTCCGTTGTTCAACGATGAGACGCGGCCTGAGACTGGTGCTGTGTACGGAATGTTCTCAACCGATTGTTGGTACAGAGGCAAGTACGGCAACTACCTACTCAATGAGTTAGGACTTGATACGAACGTCCTGTATGGCAACGACGAGTCGTACCTTGACGGGCAGTCGTGTACTGAGTTCGCCGACGAGATTCAAGTTGAACTCGATGCACGGATCGCCAAGGAAGGTTTCGTGATGATCAATGACGAGGACCACACCGACGAAGTTCGCTATCTTGTTTGGTGGCTCAACTGGTGTGCCAAGTACGGAGATGGAATTGGAGCGTGGTACTGATGGGCGCGAGTGCTTTTTACACAATCGCAAAAGCCGACACAGCCGAAGCAGCGTTTCACATTGCCAAGCAGGAAGCGTATTGGGACTTCGGTCATGCTGGGTACACAGGAACGATCGCGGAGAAACCCGGGTTCATTGTTGCTTGGGATTACAAGCACGAGCAACCACACGCGCTCGCTTCGTTTGTTGGTGATGACGGTGATGCAATGATCTATGCGTTACACGCCGTAGCCGACATTCGCCCCACGACACTTGACGACTTCAAGAATGAGTACGACGCAGGCAACAAGCGTTGGTGCGAATCAGGGTTGCCGTGGGAGCAGAAGGGCTACACAAGTCTTGCGGCGTTGCTGTCAATTGTTCCTGCGCGGACTGTTGAGCATTGGTACAAAACCTTTTGGTCGAAGTGGGACGAAGCGTTGTGCGTGCCACTGGCGAACGGGTCGTTTCTTTTCTGTGGGTACGCATCGTCATAGTTCCCACGTCGGCGGGCAGGAGTCCTGCATATTGTGGTGGTATGCAGGGCTTATGTCCGTATAGCCCGTTTATTTGCGCCGTGTGCGCCTGTACCTAGGGAATGGGGCAAACAGCCCCTAACGGGCTTAGAGGCGCACAGGGCGCGATATAACGCGGGATACGAGCGAATTAGGGCTATATCAGGGCGGCGTCGGGCAAGTCGGCTTCCATGCGCTGGGCCATACCCCCGATGGAGTAGCCGCGCAGTTTGCCTGACTTGACCAACTCCCACGCCCACGGTTCCCACACGACGCCCATGAACGGAGTGTTGCTGGGGAACTTGTACATCGTTGTGCCTTCACCCGGAACAACAAGGTCGGCCTCGACAGGGAACGGCAGTGTCAAGATTTCAACCATCTCACCTGCTGGTTGCTCGCCGTGTTGCAAGTACACAGTGCGATCACCTTTGCGAACCCAATCCCACAGGGCGAGTTGCAATGTTTTGTCGTCAGTGAATTCGCCGTGTGCGTCCTCAACTCCGGGTACGTACCAAGGTCCAAGCGTGTACCGCTGCTCTTCGGCCTTAGCGACCACCGCTGTGGTGTTCTTTAAGATGAGATCAACCTTGTCGACTTGACTCAAAGAGTACGGTCGAGCAATCCCTCTTAGTTCGATTTCGTCCTCAAGGATGTCGTGAACCATCTTGTGCGCTGGGGCTACGTCAGTCAGTTTGTGAAAATCGTCGTGCCACTCAATGAGTTTCTCAGTTGCTTGAGGCATTGCACGGTCTTGAGAGAAGCGTTCAATCTGTGCGAGGCGGTCGGCTGCTTCGGCCTCACTTGTGTAACAACCGAACGACCGACCTGTTTCACTGATCACACAGAACTGACCACCAACTTGTTGAACCTCACGACGGACCATTCCCATACCGCCCATGCCTGTCATGACTGGTTCGTCGGCGTCGTCCATACCTTCGCCGCCGTCGGGCATCATGGGGTTTTCGCCTTTGTCGCCGTACACGACCATCTCTGCTTCGTGGATCAGTGTCATAACCATTGCCCGCAAGTCACCACGAGAGGTGTTCAACAAACCTAGGTACGCATGAGTCAAACACTCAACAGGGTTTGAGTACCCGCCGTTCTTCTTCATGCCCTCGCGCATTGTCTCATCGACATACATTTCTCGTACTGCGTTGATCACTGTCATGATCTTGCCGAGTAGTTCGTCTGTCTTGGGACCCATCTTTACTGCGGCGCTATAAGCGTTCAACAGGCTGTCAAGCGGGTCGTAGCCTTCGCTGTAGCCCTCGTCGTCGTCTTTCATTTCGTAGCCGTACATCTTGTCTGCGTCCATGCCTTGTCCTTTGTTTAGTTCTCCCGACTCAATGAGTTGGTCTCGTTTGCGCTCAGCCCATAGCCGTGCTCGGTCTCTGTTTGCTGAACCGACGTCGCCGCCCCACAACAGCCAAGCAACTTGACCCGGAGTTGGTCGTTCGCTTTCCCCCGCTGCGTATGCCTGTGCCTTAGGGCTGGCTAGGTCGCTTTCATGGCGTGCGAGCCATGCCGCCATTCGCATCACTTTGTCGGCACTGACACTGCCTGCTGCCATCTGTCGTGCTTCACGTATGGTCTTTGGTACGAGTCCATCGCCTGCGAACTCAAGTAGTGCTAGGCCACGTTTAGCGTTTGCGGATACGAAAGAGGGGACTGCGACCATGTTGTGAGCCTACTGAGTCGACTGGTCAGTTGATTGTACCGCGTGCTTGTTTTGGTGGCTTTGGTGTAAAGGGTTCAACAGTGGTCGTGACGATCGTTGGTGTGAGTTCCAACATCGTTTCTAACCACACCATGACAGTGCGTAACGTGTTTGCTGGGTCTTTGGGGTTGTAGGTGTACATCGTTCGGTACGGGTCTGTCGGTATCTCGTAATCGTTATCGGCGACCCATTGTTCGACTTTGTCTTGGAACGTGTATTTGCCATCGATGGAGATGATCTCAACACCATCTGCATCAACAACCCAATTCAATTGATTCCTCATAGTGCCGCCAAGATACCAAGAAGGTATCGACGAAACATGATCATCTCGACTTGGTCGGGTTCGTACGTCTTCCATGATTCATGAAACAGACGTTCAAGACCTCTCGTGGTTACCTCTGTATAGCCTTGACTGTTATACATCTTGCCCGTATACAGGTCGTCAACACCGAGGTCGAAAGCGTATTCGCCTTGCGCGTACCTTTGTGGTTTTGTACCTTTCGTGATGCCACGGCTCCTCGCGAGTCTGTTGAAGATCGCATACTCACTGTCGGCTACACCCGGAACCATTTGCGTGCTGTGTTGGAACTCGTGCGTCAGTGTTGAACGCCAACCACCAACCAATGTACCGTCGGCGTCTTTAGAACCTGACAATTGAATATGCCGTCTGCCTGCGGAGTTGTGTCCGCGTGCGCCGAAGTTCATAGTCCAACCGCTACCTCTTGTTTGACTGAACGTGTCGTCAACCCATTCTGCTGGCAGGCGAGTGCGTATATCCTCTAGAGCGTCGTTCATCAATTTCTTTGTAACACCTCTAGGTATTTTGATGTCGCTAAAGTAGTCACCGATCATGTTTGTTGATTGACCGAAGTTCGGTCGTGTTGCTTGAAGTACGTCTCTCACCACGTCATTACTCACTCTACGGAGTTGCGACCGTGCTTTGTGTAATTCGTCGTGCAAATCAATTCGGCGTCTAGTGAACGCCATTCGCGCTTCGTTGGCTTTAATCACCTCTCGGTAACCATTACCAACCTCAGGTATTCGGCTGAACCATTGTAGGTTCGCGTTTGTTATGTAAGTCCCACCACTTGAGTAGCGGCTGGTGATACGACCCTCAACCATTTGTACGATGTCAGACCACGGCGTATCGTCGAAACCAAAATCCAACAGACCTCGTGCCAATGCGTTGCCAGCAGGTGTATCTCCCTCTAGTAAGACAGCGTCATACAACTTTCTCATGTTGTACTCCATGATCTCACCGTGTGCGATTGTGTTGGTTTCAAACTCAACTTGTTCAACAAGCATTCGAGCGGTGGGGTTGGTCATGTTGTCTGTGAGGTACTTTTTCATTTCGGCTGTTGCTTTTACGCGAGCACGTAGTTCCTCACTTTTAGCCTTGTCTAGGGCGTCGTTGAATGATCGAACTTCGTCCTCAATTGCTTTGACGCGTGCGTATTCATCACCACCTCGCACAAGGAGTTCTCTCTCGATCATTGCTTCGATACGTCGCCCGATTTCGTCGAACGCGTCCATCGCTCGACGTACGTCTTCTGTTTCGTCGTTACCAATCCAAGAGTCGTAGTCGGCGTGCCTCTGTAGTCCAACGCGTGGCATACGTTTCGCATCTTCTAACAGGTCGTCTATCTGTACCTTGAGGTGAGCCAGCGATGGCTTGACAGTCTCAACGGCAACTGGTTCGGGAGTCGTCGGTTGTGCTTGGGTTGGCGTCGGGGGTGTGCCGCCTGTTGGTTTGAACTCTTCACCGGGTTTGAACTTGTTTCGTTTGAGGTGTCGTTCAAGTTGTCCCGCCGCACTGTTTTGTGATGGGGTGAACTCAACGTAGTAATTGCCATTCGGTTCTGCGATACGTTCCCACTTGCCGTCGGCGGTACGTCTTACAGGAGAGCCGTTGAAGTAAGTGTCAGGAAGTTGAATTGAGCCATCGCTGTTGATACGGAACGCAGGTATCTTTCCGTCGGCTTTGAACTCTTGGCGGTCCAACACTCGCGGCTGAGGTGTTGGTTCGGGAACGATCGGCGGTGTCGGCTCAGGAGTAATTGGTTTCGGTGGTGTCGGTGACCCACCTTTGACAGCGCGTTCGATCTTGCCTGCGGCACTGTTGCGTGATGGTATGAACTCTTCGCGTGCGCCGTTCTTATCTGTCCTGAACCATCGTCCTGTTGGGTCACGTTCGATGTCTGTACCCGGAACTTGAATTCGTCCGTCGCTGTGAACATGAAACTCGATGTCCTCACCGCCGACCACACGTCGTTCAATGTTGAAGCCTTCAGAGGGTGTTCTTGGTCGGGGTGCTGACGGTACGGCGTCTGTGTCCAACCTTGGTAGCGGTGGGAAGTCGTCAAGGTTGGGTACTTCGGGTACTGACACACGGTACGGGTCGCCGGGTGTGCCTGTGCCTAAGCCTTGAGTCGGTCGACCTTTCGGTGACGCGTTGAGCACCATTGTGCAACGACAGTTCGGGTGCGCTGGCGGTGTCATTCTTTTGATGCTGAACGGTTTGTTGATTGGTTGGTTCTGTCCGTTCAACGGAGCGCAGATGGTACACACGTCCATTGGTCCAGTGACCCACACCTTGCGTGCTGTTTGTTTGTTGATGAGTCCACGGTCGGCTGCTTGGTTCCATGCTTGCTGTTTGCCCTCGTTGTAGGCCATCATGGTTTCAGTGCGTGCGATTGTGCGTGCTCGTTGGCGTCGTAGTTTCTCGGCGTATTTGTTTGTGTCTGTTTTGATCTTCTCTAAAGCCTTGGTGCCTTCGATGCCTTGTGCTGTCAGTGTGTTGGCGAGTTGTGTTGCTCTGTTGAACAGTGCTTGCTCGTACCTGACTGTGAGACCGTTAGCGTTGACACCGAGTGTGCGTGCCATGAGTTTGCCTGCGTCTGTACCCGGACTCACTTGCGAAAGAATGGCTCGCAGGTTCTTTGATGTACCTGCACGTGTTTCACCTGCACCGAACGATTGACCAACGATGCGCCTGACTACTGCTAGTTGGTCCTTCTTCATGTTGGTGACGAGTTTGCTTGACTCGTCTCTAGCCCACTTCAACGCTTCGGGGCTTTGTGCGTTGAATGAGAACGCCATTGTGATCTCTGCTGGCGTTGGTAGTTCGGCTTTGGTAAGTGCGCTGATGAATTGTTGAGAGAGTTCTTTGGCTTCTGCTTTGGCTGACTCGACGAGTTGTTTGTGTAGTTCGCTTGCTAACTCGGACTCAATGACAGAGAAGGCACGTTCGACTTCTTTCTCATACCCTGTGTAGTAGATGTTGCTGACTAACTTCTCAAACTCTTCGGGGCGTATCATGCTGAAGCCGTCAAGCAACGATTCACTCATTGCTCGCTCGGCGCTGTTCAATGCGGTGTCACCAATGTTGCGTGCGTTATTGAATTCGATAACGCGTTTAGCAACGAGCGGTATCGCCTTCGTTTTGTTGATGTGACGCCCGAAGATGGGCATGGCTAGACTTCCTCAGCCTGTCCTTGCGGCAGTCCTGCCAGCCCTCTCAAGTAGTTCTCAAGGTCGTCGTCAGGGAAGAGCGTTGCTCCTGCTTGTGAGAGTTGCGTGACGTAACGACCAATGGCATCGATGTCGACGTTCTTTGGTGGTGTGTATGTCAACGTTGGTGACAGTTCTTCGGATACACCGTTCATTCGCATGAGTCTAGGTATGCCGTGGTTATTGAACGTCTCAGCAATGTTTGACAGGTAAGCGTTCAGTGATGTCAAGAACAGTTCGATCTTGCTTACCGATAAGGCTTGAGTGCCAACACCTTCGTGACCGAGCAACATGAAGTCCGCGAGGACAGTCATGGCGATACGTTGGTCGTACCTGTTGACGATCTCATTTGTATCGAACTGACGACGCCCACCCGTGGACAGCAACTTCAAGTCATACGCCAGCAACTTGGTATCGGGGTCGTACGCCAACGGGAACACGATGCCTTCTTGTTCGTCACGCTTGATGTTGCGAACGATCTGTTTGATTGCTTCTAGGGCGTTGCGTTCATCTTGCGTCGCATTGTTCGACAACATCTGCGGCGGTACATAAGCAACGGGCATACCAGCAAGGTCACGCTCAATACCGATTGCTTCGATCTCTTGGATACGACGCTTGTAGTACCACGACACGAAAGCGTTACGCAGGATGGACCGACCTTGTGGGTTGTTCATCTTTGTTGTGGTACGGAACAACATTGCTTTCTCGATCGGTATGAACACGAGGCCTTTGCTAGACGCGCTCGGGTCCATTTGGTACATACCTTGGATACCACCGTTGCTGTCGAAGTCCCAACGTTGAACAGTGAGTTGTGATCGGATAGGTAGTTTGCGCCAGCCGATACGACCGTCGTTGTACTTTGAACGTGTGCTCGCATCGTTTGTGTAGCCTCTGCGGTACTTGTAAACGATCTCATGGAACGAGAAGCCGTACACGAGGAACGTGAGGATTGCCGAGAGGGTGTCGTCCCATGATTGAGTCATGTCGTTGATGCACGTTGATACGAACGCCGCCTCATTGACTGCTTGCTCATTGTTGGGGTCAGAAGGCTCTACCGACCAATCGACACTGCGAACGATCATCTCAATCGCTTGAAGCATTCCACCTACGACGGCATCGTTGTCTGCCATCTCACGGAAGTTTGAGTACGCTTGCGGACCGTTGAGTTGCCTAAGGAAGTCATCGTTGACGATGCCACCGTTTTGTCTAAGGCCTGACGAACCAACTTCCATGAAGTCAGTTGATGACTTCGGCTTGGCTACCTGTTCGGCTGCCTTAGTTGTTCGACCATTGTGCTGCACACTGCTCATCGTACATCGTCCTCGTTCAGTCTCATTGGTGCTAGCGCGCTCATAGTGCGTCCATCGAACCTCTTGATAGCGACGGGCAGGTTGTTCGCAACGATACCAATCTTGTTGGTTGGTGCTGTGACTGCGAGCAGGTCGTTGTCGGATTGGTCGAAGTAGCCTGCGTCTTGTAAGGCTTGGAGTGTTGGGAAGACGTCGGCGTGACGGTGTTTGTCCCTGTCGATGAGGTGGTCTTGTTTGCCGCCATACGAGAACACGATCCTCATGTTGAGTGGTATGTCGTCATGTTCAAGAACCATCGCCACCTCTTTGGTGTATGCGTAGAACAAGATGTGCGGTACTTTGCGAGCGATAGAGCACCAGCGGTCAAGGTACTCACGTGAGTAGAAGTCACCAGCGTCGTGTATGCGTACTGCTTTGCCACCGAGTTCAACCCATTGACGCAACCACGTGTCGTCAGGGTCGACAGGTAGGTCGTGTGGTTTGCCTGTGTACGTCATTCGTTTGTGCCGTACTTCCCTGAGCATCTGTGACTCCCATAGGTCGCCGTCGTACAGCACGTACTCAAGGTTCTGTAGGTGTCGCGCTTTGACGTTGCTGAAGTTGTACGTACCGAACTTGGCGTAGCAAACGCGACCGCATGACCCTGCGTTGGGGCAACAGTTCATTCGCTCACCGTTTGTAAGCGTTACAACGTGCGCGGGGATGGTCCAGTTCCACACGCCCACCTTCTTGAGTTCACTGTTCTGTGTGAGTAATCGTTTCGGCGGGTTGATCATTAGAGTCTCCAGTGTGAGGTCTGTGGCATGGATATTGGTGCTACTGCTAGTGCTTGCTTGTTGCCCTCGATCATGAGTTCGGTCAATGCCCACACGAGTGCGTCGAGTCGGTCGGGACTGTCACCGTAGTCGGGAACCCAGCCGCACAGTTGATCTTCGAGTTGAGGGTAGAAGCCGACGTGGTGTACTCGGCCTTGCTCATATAGGGCTGCGACAGGTTCAGCGCGTGTGCGTTTGCCTCGTGAGGCGTGTACGAGTTTGATTGGTGCGTTGCGTTCAACGGTTGCGATGGTGTGTCGTACCATGTCGCCACCTTGGTTTGCTTCCAAGACAATGCGATCGGCTTTGTACTTGTGATACGCGGAGACTACTGCTTGCGCCCACTCACCCGGACTTCCTCGCATTGACAGGTCGTCGAGTACGTACGCTTGGTTATCTATCCCGATGCCTGCAACGATGATGCCTGTCTCTGCTGACTCTGCTCTGTTGCTGATCGCTGGGTCGACTGCGACGACTATGCGCTTGAGTTCAATGTGTTTGATTACTCGTAGTTCGTCGAGGCGACTGCGATGCCATAGTGCGCCTTCGAGGTCGTCGAGGACTTCGGCGTGGAGTTCCTGTCGACCGAGTGTTGTTCCTTCGTAACGCTTGAGTATCTCATCGACGAACGCTGGGGCTAGGTTCTTGACGTTCTCGTATGTTGAGCC